TGCGTGTCCTGTAATCAGCGCAAACGCCATCTCACCTAGCATACCCATAGGGTCTTGGTCTTCAACCAAGTAAGGCTGAGGCTTGATAGGATTGTGTAGGTCTTTTCTGGCGTTGCCATGAGTCTTCGCCAATACCTGTAGGGATTTGTAAAAGTTCATTATGAAGGCCGCCAATCAGTTTGATATTTATTCGACTTTCCAAGATTGCAATCCTCACATAAAAGCTGAAGATTATCTTCTCTTAATTGTAAATGAGGATGAGTGCTTCTGGGTTTAATATGGTCTACATGAATAACTATGTCATGCTCTTTTGGACTATGACCGCACATCATACATTTACATTCGTATTTCTCTAAAACTTTTGCTCTTAGAAATCGCCACTGTTTTGATTTGTAAAAATCTTTTGAAGATAAGCTATGGCTTTCAGTTTTATTTACTAAGCATTGCTCTGATTTTGTATTTTTAAGTTTATGCTTGTTTTTTATTTCTTCAATGCGCTTTCTAAACGCACAGCAATCCGCAGCTTTCTTTTTCTTTTTTGGATATGCCGCTTTACTTTTGCTTTTTAGCCTTATGAGCATATCTATTATGCTTTGATCTAATTCAAGCCCTATCAAATGAGAAGGCCCTTTTCCTTTTCCTCTTGCTTCTTTTGTTATTTCTTTACTCATTCTTATTTGAGGAACTGAAAATCCGCCTCTTTCAGATAGCATTTGCCCAAGATGCTGTTGCGTGAATACAACTTTACTCATGCAATCCTCTTCTCGTGGTACTCAATGAGCTGTAAGAACTCTGCTAGGATTTCTTCGTAATCTGATTTATACCGTTTCACAGGGGTAGACTTCTTCTCGAGCATCTCTTCTACGAACTCCCTGCCGTACATATCCTCCATGTACAGGGTGTACTGCTGTGCTGCGCTACCGTGTTTCATTCCCCACATATTACAAGCCGCACACTGAGGATGGACGTTCTCTATCTCTAACGCCCAGTAGGATGAGCTTCCTTTTGGTATGAAGTGTCCTCCCTGCATATCCTTATAGTGTTTAGTAACACCACACGAAACACAGGAGCAGTAACCGTTATCATCTGATGCGGCAAGTCTGGCTAATTTTTGTACAGCTTTGTAGCATTCCTGCTTTAACTGTGCGGAAGTCTTCGTCTTTGATTTAGACTTTCTCTTGGCTCGTCTGGGTGCTGCTCGCTTTATCGCCAAAACCTACCATCCTTGAGGGATAGTAATGTTTTCTCCGCTCTTCGCTGTGTCTTGTTGTCCATCCTGTCGTACCGCATCTTAAGTAACGCGATACTGAACTCTTTCTTGGTGATGGGATAGGCTTGAAGTGCTATCTCCACATCCAAGGGAATTACATACTCATGATTTGTTTCCATACAGCCCTAGCCTCTTGGTGTAGTGAGAGGTGTACTTTCTGTGTAACTCTATTTGAAGAGCCACTAAGGCATTGTATGTTTCCTTTACTTGTTTGTCTTCAAGTTTATCCAAGCCGATCTGCAATTCATCAATGGCTTGATGTATTACTTCCATCATGTCGCTACTCATGCTCACTCCTTATAAAAGATATGCCTACCTATCTGCCTTCGAGTCTGTAAGCCGTCAACCCAATAAGGATTAACATCATCCCTGTGATAATAGGTAGAGCCTTCAGTTACATCGTACAATCTCTCAGCGTGTATCGCGATAGATAAGGCTTGCGTGTAAGCATCCTCATCCGTAATCGTTTCAGGCTTGCCATCGCACCAATACGAGAAGTGGCATTGATTTCTCAAAGGACTGCCCATCCAATACCTGCCTTGCTTTACCACTTCGCAAGGAGTGTCCGGAAAGTAAGGGCTATGCACTCTGTTCATAATAGTATTCGCTACTGCAACCTGCCCTTCTAGTGGTTCTGATCTAGCCTCAAAGTAAATAGCCATTGCTATACATACAATCTCAAACATCAGGTTTTCTCCCTGCTTTTCTATGTTTAAACCCAACCTCGATGTGTCTGCGCTTAGGTTTAGGGTTACCTCCATGCCTCTTGCGTACTACATACTTTTCCCCAACAGGAAAGACATAATAGATAACCCTCTCTGAAGCAGCGCACCACTCAGCCTCTTCCAAGGCTCGGTCAAGATCGTTAAATACAATCATGGTTCTGCCTGTGGAAACGGAACAGATATACCAAACTTATCAGATAAGTGACGGTTTAGAACCTGATAGATTTCGTTGTACTGCTCCTTCTTGATATGAGCGGTTGAGTCTTTTCCAGTGATAGCTTTTTGGATAGGTCGCCAGAGAAACTTCTTAACAAGATCATCAGACCAAGGAATGTCTACTTCCTGCTTAATGGTCTTTTTCATGTCATACCCTGCATCGTTCAAAGCCGTTGCTAGATTTCTACAGTACAGGTGCAAGGCATTGTTTTGCTGCTTGGTTCTGGTGCTTCCAATAACCCACTGGAAAGTAATCTCACCTCTCTCCTCGTAAGTCTTATTGACGAACTTAATAAACTCGTCACGGCTTGCGGCGTTCTTGACTGTCCAAAACTCACAGTTACTCAAAGTCGACCACCTCCGTTACGTTTACGCCTATCACTTTGCACACCTTTACCAATGTATGCACAGTAGGGTTAGGGCGCGAAAGGAACGCGCTATACGTCCCTCTCGACCAACCCAAGGCGTTAGCAATATCAACAGACTTTATACCGTTGTCTTTTTGATACTTTCTGATACTTTCGCCTACATGAATCATTAGAATGGTATATCCTCTAGTGAAGGTGCTGATGATTCTTCCTGCTTAGGAACGAAGTCGTCAACAGAAATGCTAAGGAAAGGATTGCCTGTCTTAGACATCTTGATCCAACCTGCAATCTTGAACTCGTTACCTTTGTAGTTAAAGCTGCCCTTGTAATCAGGAGCTTTCTCGTTAGTCTTCTCAGTCTGCTTAAACAGCACACCACGGTTAGTGTTATCGTATTCCATCTTTATCTCCTTCTTCGTTAAACTTCTTGATTGATTTAGTGTATATCTTTCCACCATACAACATGAAAAGCATACCTTTAGCTTTTAACACTCTCGTTTTTGCTCCAAAATTAGGGCGGTAAACCGTGACTTTCTCAAACGGATCAAGATCAAGCTGCGCCCTAGCATTAGCGGCAAGCAGGTTAAAATCCTCAATATTCTTATAGATCAAAGATTGTTTATTGTCTTCAGCAAAGAACTGCCACAATTCATAATCTCTTCCGTTTTTCAATGACAAAATTTTTGTCCAAGGATTAAAAGTTTCTCCGGCAGGTTCGGCTCTTAAGTTGCATAAACTTATGCCTCGCCATACTCTATAGCCATTCTCGTCAGTTACAGCATTTACCTTACCCATACCTCCCTCCTAAAAGGCTTGTACGCCCTCCTCAATTAACGCCACAGCTCTAGTCAAATGCTCTTCGAGCTTGGCAATGTAATCCTCATCTCTCTCAATGCGAGTAATGAAGAAGTCCTCCTCTGGGCAATAGGACATAAAGTCCCACCACTTCCTTCCTGTTATCCACAGATTGCCCATGACCTGTGCATAATACTTTGACGGTATAACCTGAGCCTTGAGCGTCTTAAGATGCGTTTCAGGCATAGGGCATTTAATCTCTAGCCCTCCGTCCTCTCCTACCAGACCGTCAGGTGACGATCCAGTAGCTAGTGTGTCGTGTAAACAAAACCCTACCTCTGTAACCTCTTGGTCTGTGATGAAGGAGTAGAAATCCCTAGCTTCAGGTTCTAACTCTGTCCCTCGCAGCATCCATTCATTCTGCTCGAACTTGGTAGGCTGTCCAGTAACCTTCTCCATGATTAACTGGTCAATATACCCTTGTGCAGACTTAGACCATTCACCTTTAGTGGTGACAATCCTTGAGTACATCGAGGCAGAAGGAACGCCGCAACGAGCTTGCAGCCATTCCTCTGTTCCTTGTTCGCACTCAATAAGCCTCATTTCTAGCCTCTTGAATCTCAAATTCCACCAGGCTAACTAACCTATCGAGCTTGTCTGATACTTCAATCGGAGCATTGAGAATGCTAAAGATGTCAGCTTTGATTTCTGCTAGTCTCTCTAGCTCGCGTTGTTCTTCCTCTTCCAACGCCTTCTCTTGTGCAGACAAGTAACGCTCTAGGTCTACCATTACTGGATCGCTCATTTCATTGTCTCCTTTTTCTTGTTGAGTGCAGATAAAGCCCTGTCGTAATCCTTCAGCAGCAGCCCGCTAACAGACGAAA